AGCCCCATACCGTAAAACCTCAGAGAAACAAGCCTAATAACAAAGGCCGCCTTCTTTAAGGTGCCATGTAGTTTCGAAAAGCTTAGGAATCCCCATAGGGGAGAAACAACTTACCTAGTAAGAGCACGTATGTCTGAGTAACACTGCTGTAGTGCTTCAGAGATTGTCTGCTTAGCCCCCGAACTGCTCACTAGTTCCGTGTTCTTCTCCCGTGACCAAGCGTTACATATCCAGCTATTACCGATATGCAGTAATTCGAAGTCCATATTCATGAGATTAAACCATTTTGTGTACTGGTCTATGTCGTGAGACTGGTTAAACGGCATGTCTTGTGGGTGTCCATAGGTAACTGGCATACAGCAATTATTACACATTCGAGTTTACTAAAACGGTATCACGGTTGCCTATTTTTGTGTGCTGTAATTAATGAAACCTATCAAGAAAGGCTCACTATAGTGACCAAAGAAAAATCTACCAATAATAATAGTCAACCATTAAATGGATTGTATATTGGCAGAAAGGACTGGTTTGAACACGCTGCTTGTAAGGGATTGACCAATCTAATGTTCCCTAAAGAACATAAGGATATTACTTATATAGCGGAGGCTAGAAGGATATGCAGTAACTGTCCTGTTAAGGAACCGTGCTTAGAGTATGCACTTGAGTTTCCGGCAGCGGATATGCATGGAGTATGGGCCGGATTGACTAGTAGACAGTTAGCTGCTGAACAGAGAAGAAGAGGGATAAAGCCGATAAGGCCGACTCTTGCTCAGATGTGGGGGGTGTAATGGAAGGCGCATTAGTCATCATCATGATTAGCTGTATTATCGGCATTCTGTTCATGATTACTAAATACTGAGAATGTAAAAACCCACCCAGTAGATAGCCGTTAGCAGTTCAGCCTTTTCTCTGGTGAACTTAATACCTACTGGATGGGTACAGAGAATTGTACGGGGGTGATTCTGGGATTGCAACCAGCAGAAAGAAGTTTCTGCCCTTAACAGCTTCAAAAAGAAGTCGGAAAAACTTACTTTTCCAGCCCATTTTCAATTTTCAAAATTACAAAAGCAAATTACAAAATGCGAAGATTGCAGGTATCACAGAAACTCAGGCCATCTAACTGGGTCAGTTTCATATCGCAACTAACTTGCCCACAGGGTTGCAAGAGTGTCTCGCCCTTCATGTAGGCGACAATAGACTCCTCCATCGTGGGGAGAGAGTACTGGGGAGAACCGGGGGCAGGGATTCCCTTCTCCTCCTGGAGTAATAGGAATATTGCGTAATTTACTATCTGGCCGACGGACAGGTCGTGGCGGCGTGCATAGTCAATCAGCTCATTCTTGAGCGACCCCTTCAGCCGTACGTGTATCTCTGACCACTTGTCGGGGTGACGGGACTTCTGAGGCTTACGCACTATCTCGTTCGACGAGAGCGATGAGATAGTCGGTCAGGGTTAAATCAACAGCTTCTGCTTGTTGAATTAATTTTTCTTTAAACTCTTTACTTACGCGGATTGTTACCGTCGTATAAGGCTTAGTTGGTTTTACTGTTGGTCGTCCAGGGTTTCGCTTCATCAGGGAAGATAGTACACCACGCCAGCAATCGCGGCGTAGAGCGTTATCTTCGATAATGGGTCGATTCGTGGGGATTTAAAAGTGAGGTAAATAAGTACCGAACCAATAATGTACTTCATTTAGTTTCCCTCTTTTTGTTTGGGTATTCCAGTTTAGGCATCTTCATCCACCACCGTCAAGTTGGAAGTCTTCTTGTACTTCTTTTTTTCAAACTTTTCTATGGTCTTGTTATATACCCGTATAAAAGTTTCCCTATCTCCGTTGGTGTGGAGGTCATAGGCTGATGCACCCAGGAGAGAGAGCGTCTCGATGAGAGCTTCTGGTCTCTCCCCCTCGTAGAACTGTCCTCCCTCGGTTGCTTTACGCATCGATTGGAGCATTCCCCAGGCCGTTGCAGCATCTGGATGGTTTGAGCCGCCACTCAGGTTGTCTATCGTCCTTCGGCGGACCTCCCCTGGTCGAGGCATAAAATCCGCATAAGTTGCTAATTCGGTAAATGCGTCGCGCACGTCTTCATACTCCAGGTCTCCCAGTAGCGCGTACCATGCTCGGAAAATATGTTTTTCGTCGGCGATGAGAATCTGGAGGTTATACGTTGCGTAGGCAATACGAACCAATTCCTCGCATTCGATTTTTTTCATTGCCCAATCTCCTGAATCCACTTTAGGCCTTTGAATGCCAGCTCATCCCACTTACCAGCATCTGCTAGGTCAGTAATCTCCCTGTGGACTTCAGCCTCGCTTATTGAATCTGGATATTTTTGCGCGGCCATTAATGACACAAGCAATAAGAGCGCGACGTCCTCAAGATTTTCGGCTAGATTTATCTGAACTATCCCTGGGAAATCCGAATTTTCGATTTTTCTAGCTACGTAACAGTCTTCACTTGCCATCTTTATTCTCTTCCACCACCGTCGAGGAACTTAGGTCTTTTAGCTCGCCATCTTCTGTTCCTGCATATAGAGAGCAGTTCGTTAGGTGCTGCTGCTTGGTTGCCTCGAACATCTCCCTGTCTGGCTGCGACATTGCTATATCCACCAGGACGAAGTCTTCGTGGGGGACAACCATCGGAGCTCCGTCGCGGTCCTGGATTAATTCGTAATAATCCGGCAGCTGGCCGTACTCTGCAGGCCAGGAGCCCGCCAGCTCGTAGATGGGCACTACTCCCCACTCGGACGTAAACACCATGGGCTCGACACGGGTGTCACTCATCTGCATCCAGCCGACGATGGTTAACCGGTCAGTGTGGTACTTGTACCCCAGAAGCTTGAACCCAGTTGCTGGGTTAGTACTACGAACTGTTTCCGCCCATAGTCCCCACACGTACAGCGGGTAAGCCTGGGGAGAAAATCGCTTTTCTGCCGTTTTGTTTCCGGCCGCAGCTGCGGCGGACTTTTTTGCTTTTTTACCAATTTGCTTCATTGCCGTCCTCCGGTAGTAATTCCAGCATCGACTCGATGCGTGCGTTGTCTTTGAAGATGTGCTCTATGCCCGTATACGCTTTATTGCGTTTGTTGCGACCCATCCAGAAATCTGACCTGGTGCAGCCGATAATTGCATCTTTTGCGCCGTCTATTCCGTAGTGGTAAATAGCGCTGCCGATAAGAACTCTTCGACCATGGTCCAGAGCTACAGAGCTGCGCTTTTTAAACGTTAATTTCCAGAATTCAAAAACTTCCAGAATTTGGTCTTCTGAGATTTTTGCTGCGGCGGAATTTCTTTCGAGAACTTTTTTAGTAATTCGTTTCGGTTTCTCGGTCATTTTCTTAGTTTAATCCCCGTGAGAAGGTTTTGTCAAGTCTCATCGAGACTTAAATTCTCAAGTTGTAGTGATAATAGTTAGTTAGCAATGTAACTGAGATTGAGTTGTAAGAGTCAGTCAGTTGATGAACTTTGGAGGGGGTCCGGGGGAACCTTTACTTTTTGAAAACCAGTTTTTGGCAAACTCAAAGTAGGCCCTCGGAATTCTCCGCGAACTTCAATCAGGTGGCTGTAGATGTGACGTCACTCTTATGTGGCCCTAGGGCCGAGTAGTGGGACACGATAGCAGGCTCATCCACCACCGTCAACCTGGAAACAAGAATTTCTTTGAGTTTCTTTTCCACAGGCCATGGATGTGCTATCGTCTATGAGCCGCATAGCAATTTCCCTTTCAGTTGCTGGCGCGGCATTGCGAAGCTCCCCAGAGTTGAGCGAAGTTGCTTTTCTGTAACGGGTTTGTAGGTGGCGGACTCTCGTCGTTCCTCTGGGGGCTTTCGCATTTTCCATCTTTTTTACTTTTCCTGCAGCGGCAGCGTAAACCAACCGCGTTCGAACATCATGGCTACCGTGCAGTAACCAATTACATCCATGTAATTATCCGAAATTGATTCATTACTGGGTTCAGTGCCGCGAGCTGTTAAATTCTCTAATCTCGCGATTTTGTCATGAACCCGGACCAGGAGACCTAATCTTCCAAATCGAAGAATATTGTCGCTGCCGTAATCTCTTTGTTTGCGAATTATCAGCCCGGCAATGTCTTTAATCATTTTTTCGAGATTTTCGTCCGCCGCAGCACGTTCTGGATTAATTCCGAAAAACTCAATTTTTGATTCCGCAGCTGCGGCACGTGTAATAGCTCCGAGTATTTTCCAAAAATCAGACATCTCGTCTGAAGACATCCAGGCCACTGGGAGAATTCCTACATTTTTAGAAATCATATAATCCAGCTGCGCACGCATATCGTCCAGGCGATTAAGGGCCACCAGATTAAATCTGAAAATCTGAGAAACTGTCAGTTCCGCTGCTTCATCCCAGGTAGCTGGCTCTTCGTAACCAAGGTCTTCCACCACCGTCATCTTAAAAACCCTCCTCAGGGATAAAATCTGGAATTTCCAGTAGAGCTCCGCCGCCACGTTCGGACAATTCTAACGTTTTTTCGAAAAAATTCTCCAGGAGCAAGCTCCAGAAATCTTGAGCCCCGTCCTGGTCTTCCATTTCTCGACAATTTTCGGCCATTTCTGTAATAAATTCCGAAGAGACCATTGAAAGAATTCGGTTTTTATCTAAAGTTGGGATGAGTACTGGGCCGTGGCCTCCAACTACTTCCTCTGGGGCGGTAACAATTGTTATTGTTTTGTCCCCGTCGGTACCCACGATGAGAACATTTTCCGGATTTTCCATAACCTGGGCCAATTCTCGCCGCATGTTTTTTGCTAATTCTGGAGAAAGGTCTTTAAAGCCGTTGAGCTCACTCAGCAATTCTTCGCTTTCTTCGAAATTGAAGATTTTCTTGTAATCCTCATCCTCCACGGGGGCCTCTGTCTTCCTGCCAAACCGGCAATATCTGTTTATGGGATTGTATACGGGTTCTGGGCTCATGTCCAATGTGCTCTCATCCTTTGACTAGTTAATGTATTACTATGACGACCATGGACAACACCACACGTTTCAATATTTACATCAAAGCGCTTAAGCAGTTCGCCGAACGAGAAGGGCACACTCACGTACCGGCCGCGCATGTCGAAAAAATCGAAGAATCTGAAATTAATCTGGGAGCTTGGGTTGGTTACGCCAGGCAACGTTACAGAAAAAATCAACTTTCTGAAGAAAGAGTTAAAGAGCTCTCGAGTATCGCGGGATGGGTTTGGGGACCTCTTCGTCCAGGGCCTGCGACGGACATTAATCGAAATAATAGAATTCTCGAAATGCGTGCGGCCGGAAAATCTCTCCGCCAGATTGCCGACGAATTTGATTTGAGTCGCCAGCGGGTACATCAGATTGTGCGAGACATCGATGCGCAAGGATGACCGACTAAGAAGGTCGGAACTGTTTCTTCCACCACCGTCGATTAATAAGCACCGGCCCATACCTTCGGACGAAGTTCTCGAAGAAAAAGCTGTAATAGGTTTTGTCGGAATGATTTTCTTTGGTCTCATTGTTGGGTTCATGTTGACGTCGGTTCTGTACGGCACCGGTGCCTGGATTATCTTCAAGCTTCTCGAGCCGTCACAGATGTTCGGCTGGGATATCTCCTGGACTAACTGCGTGCTAGTCGCTGGAGTAATTATCTTCTGTCGCTCGTGGGCTAGGACCATGAGAGACAGTGGGCCCAAGCGGTCCTAATCAGCCGTAGCGAGGATATAAGGCTCTGTGAGGTCTAACAGGTACCCGTCACCCATTGCATGACGGTCTACGTCCATCTCAATGCTCTTGGCGAGTGAATCCATCTGTGCTCTGTCTACCTTGTAGAAGATTGCATCTTCAGATTCTTCCATTACCTCATCAACGATGTCCCCGGGTGCATCATCGCAAAGAACGATGCAGTAGTTGAGACCGTCAAGCGAATCCTCGTGGGTCGCATCTCCGATGAAAGAATAAATCTTTTCCATTTGTTTTTCCGTTTCTAGTAATTGATTGTGATGTTACCGACACAACAGTGAGTCTCCAACCTCATGGGAAAGGAACAACACCCATGGGTCAAAGAGACCCACTGTGTGCGGTGTCATGGGCCAGTGAAGCTTCCCCCACTGGCCCATGAATTCTTATCCCCTGATTGGGAGTTCTGTTCCGATTGATTCTTTCCACGCCATGCGAAGCATCTCGGGATAACGAGATTCAGGCTTTCCACCGTTCTTCATTTTGCGAAGTTCAGCGATTGCCTCATCAACGAATGGCACGACAATGATGTTGTGCTTCTTGCAGAAGTTGATGCACTGCATCGCAAGTGAATTGTGGAATCCACTGTTCGTTCCGCACACGCCACCATCGGTCACCCAAATGATTGGAGAGTTTGAGCGTTGGCGATTCTTCACTGCCCATTCAAGTGCAGGGAAGTCAACACCGTTGCCACTACCCTGATTCGGAAGGTCTTTGACCATTCGACCCTTGTCAGCGAGAATGTAAGCGTTGGGAGTTTCCTTGCCACCCATTTCTGAGTAAGAGAGAACAGTTGCACCGGGGGCGTTCTCAACAATCTTGCGAATCTGCTCGTGGTTGAAGTTCATTGACCCTGATGCGTCAATCACAACAACACCACCACTGCCTCGTGTCACTTTGTCAAAGACACGCATTTGTGGGTCGGTCATGATTCGGTGCATACGGCGTGGAGAGCGACCGATGTTTGATGCAGTGCGCTTCTTGCCGATGTTGCCTTTCGTTGCGAGTGGCATTGAAAGTTTGCCGATGTTCAATTCACCCCACATTGGAATGTTGCGAGTGTATTCGCTCGGTGTGATTCCAGTGAGACGCTTGCCAGTGCCTTTCTTAGGACGACCACGACCCTTGTTGGAGTGTGATGCCTTTGCAGGCTCGCCTTCTGCACCCTCGTTGCTCTCGCCTTCTGCACCTTCTTGCGATTCGCCTTCTTCACCCTCGTGAAGTTCCTCAGGAGAGATTGAAGCGAGACGGTCAATCCATTCAGCGATGCGCTCGGTGTGAGAGAATCCGTATGGGAACAAACCAGTGCGAGTATCAACAGCAGTTGATGCAAGCGTTCCAGTCTTGTACGCCTTCTGCATTTCTTTCACTGCTCGCTTGGAAATGTCGGCAAGCGATTCACCCCACATGCGATTGTGTCGGCGTACACCGTTCAAGAACAGTTTGTTACTTGCAGTGCCAGCAGTTGCGATTGCCATGTGAACAGCACCCTGCCAGTCGTTGGTGTTCGCAAAGCGTTCACCGTCTGCAGTTTCTCCACCGTCTGCAAGATGGGCCTTTGCATCGAATCCACGTTGTTGAATCAGAAAGTTCACACGCAATTCCTCAACGACTGTCATCGCTTTTTCAGTTGCGATGCCTCGTTGAATCCACTGTTGAAATGAATCACCAAGTGGAGAAACTTTTGCATGCATCATCTCGTGCGCACGAATCACACGAGCGAGTTCGGTGTTCATCACCGGCACACGCATGATGCGTTCTGCGATTGCAGTCATTGGTTCGCCACGGCGTGGGTTGCACTCCGATACAACCCACCTTCCGTTATCGGCGTCATTGCGTCCAAGCCATTCAGGCTCGGCGTAAATTGCTGTCTGATGATTCATCTCAGGAAACCTTGTCAATTGCGATTGCGTCAAGGATTGATTCTGAGCGTGAGCCAAATACAATCTGTGATGCACGAGCATCGCCAAGACCCTTGCGAAGTTTGTCAAACGATGCGAATGCACGAAGCGAGATTCGGCGTTCACCAGCATCAGCCATACGGACTGCGAAGTTGCGCAAGTCAGGAGACAGTGCGAGCAGTGCAGTTGGGTGTGGCGCATTGATGCGAATGCGAACAGGGAATCGGTCAGCCAATGCTGTTGGCAGTTCATCCATGTTCTCCACATTGGTGGTCATGATTGCTGTAAAGCCTTCACGAGGACGAACGATGCGACCAGTCTCAGGGTGTTCCCAAGTTGCAGATTCAGGGGAATCAAGCATTGCGAGAAGCGTTGCGAACACATCGCCTGATGCCTTGTCCACTTCATCAACGATGAGACGACCACCAACGATGCCGTTGCCTTCCCAAGCCTTGATAGCGGAGCCATTGACCCACTGGAAGCCTTTGTCTGAACTTGGCATGAATGCACCAGTCACATCCATGTTGGTCATGTCCTCGGTGCAAACGAGACGGAAGGCTCCACCATCGGTGTTGCCCATGTTGAGACCTGCATAGGTCTTGCCAATGCCTGATGGTCCGTAAAGCACAACACGGTCAATGCCGTTTGTGATTGCGTCCTCAAACATCTGCCAACACTCAGGGAGTGTGGTTGTTGAATCGGGTGTTGCTGTCATGTCTAGTTCCTTTTCTAGTAGCGGTTGACATTGAACAAACTAACAGCACCCCCCCTTGACCGACAAATTTTGTCTGATGGTCAATATGGGGAATGTTGTCGGGTTGACAAGGGACAGATTATATGGACCCACCCCTGGTCGACAATTTTTATTTATCGGCCTCTCTATCGGCCTTGGGGTCACGGATTTCCCACAATCCCTTCTTTATCTTGCGGAATACCGGTGACTCCTGGATGAACTTCAGAGTAGTGGGATATGAGAATCCAGCTATTTCTACCAATTGCTCAGTGGTGTACTGCTCGAATGTATGGGCCTTTGTCCAGTCAATGAAAGCATCGTATTTATCTGAACGCTTCTCGGTCTTGACAATCACTTCTTCCATAGAATCGATTTCCATAGAGCAGAAGTCCCGCACTACTTCCATCAACACATCAGGATATATGGAGTAGGCCGATAGGAACTTTGCTGGGTTCCCCGCAGCCCCGCTTCTTTGCCACACTTGAAGAGTGTAAAGAGCACGAGTTGTTTCATTTATTTTTGTGGCCACATCTTGTGGAACTCTGAATGCGTCTCCGTATTCATCGATAGCTTTCCCCCACAATTTCTTATGATTCGAATTAATCAAATCATCTGTAATAAATCCTGTAGACACTGGGCCTTCTTTCTATTAGTTGGTTTTTCGGATTCTACTGGGACCCACCCCTAACCGACAAAAGTTATTCAAAAAATGAATTTTTTCAGGGGGTGTGTCATAGTTTCTGGTCTCATCCACCACCGTCAAGTAAATTTTGACTCGGTCCAGAATTAAATACGATTTTTTGATTTTCTGCCGCATGCCGCCGCGAGCTCCGGAGTTGTCTGCTGCCGTCTAGACGGTAACTCCCCCGGGCCCTTCGCCTTCGCGACCCGCCGGGGCTCCAGGGCTCACCTCTTGTCAGAGAAGAAGTACCCCTTGCGCTTGTAGAACTCGACTGCAGGCGTCTCCATCTTCCCGGTCCTACACCAGTCGTCAACCATGCTGTTGATGACCTGAAGTAGACGCTCATCGGTTATACCCCACTCTACGAGGTTCGGCTCAAATAGACCCTTCGAGTAGTCGTCAAAGATTGAAGCCACTGCTTCAGAGCCAGTTGTGGAGAGCGTGTAGTAATTCTCCTCGAGAATGCTCATCAATTCGTGTTTCTTGATTTTCTTATCCATCAGCTTTCTTCTCCATAATTAGAAATCTCTGCATAGTCTATACTCGCATCAAGAATCCATTGGTTTACATCTGCTCCAGCATTGTCCCACTCGTCAAACTCCTTACAGATGCGAGCCCACGCCTCATCGTCAAGGACTAGTCCGTCTAGGTTGTCAAACTGAGGCTTGTCCCACCAGAGGATGCACAGTTCATCCTCTGGTGAGTAGCGACTCAGCATGTCTATGACCTGCTTGATTTTCATTGGGGAACCCCACCCAAGAACAACTGATACTCATCAAAGATTCTGTCGTTGTTCTCGGTCTTCCAAGCCTCGTACTTGTCAATTGACTCGTAGTCGTCATAGTCAAGTTCTCCCTCGTAGTTACAAGGCTCAAACATTGACTCAAAGACAATCTCGCCGTCTTTCATCGCTTGGAGACCAGCAAAGAAACCAGCCTCTTCGTCGTAGTCAAAGAGGAATGTCAGCGTTGGGAAGAGTGCTGAGACCTTACGAAATGCAGTATCGGCTGGACCCCACGCTGTTGAGAAGTAGCCCTGTACTTCCCATGAGCCGTTTGACATCTCTGCTGGCTTCTCAAGGTGCGTATCGCAGTCGCCCCACTTGGTTCCCCAATTGTCATACTGCCAATCCCACCAGTCCTTGTAGCCGTACTTGGCAATGTTGGCTTCCTGTTGCTTGCGATGTTCTTCGGCTTTATCTTCTCCGACAAAGCCTGCAACTGTCGCATGTAGTTCTTCAGGACAGGGTACATAGGACTCAATGA